CTGCGCGGGCAACTTCCGCCGGACGCCGTGGCCGTGGTCCGTCGGCAGTCTCACCCGCACCCACCAGTCCTGACGGCCGCTGCCGACGGCTCGCACACGCAGGGTTGCATGATCGCCCTCATGCCGACGGCCGAGGACGCCGAACGCCTCGCGGTGCCCGGCGGCGAGCCGGCTGACGAACTGCACCTGACGCTGTTCTTCCTCGGAGACGATGGCGCCACCTGGACCGAGGACCAGCGCGACACGCTGGAGAGCCGAGTAAGGAATCTCGTCGCGGGGCTGCCGACCGTACAAGCGAGGGCGTTCGGCGCCGCTCACTGGAACGGCGGCGGGGACTACCCGTGCTGGGTGTGGTCCGTCGGCGACGATCGGGATGCAGAGCCTGCGGGCGGCTCCCTCGTGGAAGCCCGGGTTCTGGCTGGGACCGCACTCACCATGACGATGGACCTCCCGGAAATCCCCGAGCAGCACAGCCCGTGGGCCGCGCACGTCTGCGCTGCCTACAGCGACGACCCGGCGCTCCTGCCTGAACTGGAGCAGCGGCTGGGCCCGGTGACGTTCGACCGCATCCGGCTCAGCTTCGGCGATGACGACCGGGACATCCCGCTGTCCGGCGACGCGGTGACGGCCGCTGGCGGGCCGCTGCGCCGGGAGCCGACCGACCTGGAGCTGTCCAGCCGCGCCGACTTCGCGTCGGTACACGCCGAGTGGGAGGCCGCGACAGCCGGGGCGGTCCAAGCGCTGAAGTCCACGACGGCCGCGTGGCGCCTGGATCTGCGCGAGCAGATCGTCAAGCACCTCGCCGCCGACGACCCTGAACTGCTGCCGGACCTGACGCTATCCACCCTGGACGCCACCGCCACCCTGACCGGCCTCATGGAGGAGTACGCGGTCAAGGCCGGCAGGGCCTGCCAACGGGAGGCCGAGGCGCAGGGCGTGACCGTGCCGGACTGGTCGCTGCCCGAGGACGGCGACGGCCCCGACGTACTCACCGCAGGGGTCGGCGGACGGCGACTGCTCACCTCCGTCGCCCGGCTCACCTCCGACCTCGCAGCCTCCGCCCTCGTGCAGGCGGCCAAGCGGAAACTGTCCGGGCTGCTGCGGTCCTCGGCCCCGGCAGAAACGGTGGCGGCGGAGGTGGACCGGGAGCTGGCCACGATGGACGACGCCGGGGTGCGCGCCTCGGTCGGCTCGGCCATGACGGCCGCGCAGAACGCCGGGCGGCACGCGGTGATGGAGGCCGCGCCGCCCGCCTCCACCTACGTGGCGAGCGAGATCCTGGACAGCCGGACGTGCGGCCCGTGCAAGGTCATCGACGGCCGCACCTTCACCACCTTGGACGCCGCCGTCGCGGAGTACCCGGTCATGGGTTACCGGGACTGCACCGGCGCCCGCTACGGCAACGCCTGCCGTGGCTTCATCGTCGCCGTCTGGCAGGAGGTACGTACGGCGACCACGGCGAGCGGAGAGGAGACCGGCATGCCCTGGCACAAAGTGGAGGGCCATTCTGGGTGTCCGGACGGCAAGCCGTGGGCCGTGGTCAAGGACGCCGACGGATCGGTGTCCGGCTGCCACGCAACCGAAGACGACGCCGATGATCAACTGGCCGCGCTGTACGCGGCGGAGGGAGACAGCACCGTGACGAGCGCGACCGAGACGGCCGAGGCCCTGGGCAAGGGCGAGCCGAACCCCGGCACGAAGAAGGACAAGCGGCTGAAGGAGAACCAGTCGGCAGCCGGCGAGGAGGCGCAGTGCCCGCCCGGCATGGAGCCGGACGAGGAGAGCGGCGAGTGCGTCCCGGTCGGCGAGCAGAAGGCAGCCGGGCAGGCCGAGGCGCTGGCGCACGGCGCGGCTGCCGACGCCGACCGGGTGGCGGGCAAGCCGGCTGCGGAGATAGGCGCCGACGGCGAGACGGCGCCGTGGCGTGGCCCGCTGACGGTGGAGGGTATCGAGACCGGCGACGGCCGGGAGTTCAAGGCGGACGCCCTCACGTGGGCTGACCTGCCGCTGCCGCTGCGCTGGAACAAGGAGGACTCCCACGGCGGGGAGCCCCGCACCATCGCCGTCAACGTGGGCCGGATCGACCGCATCTGGCGCGAGGACGGCGGCCTGATCATGGGCGAAGGCGTGCTGGACCTGTCCACCGACGACGGCCGCACCGTCCACGGGAAAATCAAGGGCCAGTTCCTGCGCGGTGTGAGCGTGGATGTCGACTCCATCAAGGACGCCGACATGGAACTGGTGTGGCCCGCAGACCCGGACGCCGACGGCGAGGGCCCCGACCCGTTCGACATGCTGTTCGCGTCCCCGGAGAAGGTCGTGTTCAACCGGGGCCGCATCCGCGCGGCGACCCTCGTGGACATCCCGGCGTTCGCGGAGGCGTACATCGCGCTGCTGGGTGAGGACGGCGCGGTCGTCGCCGGCGGCGAGCCCATCGGCGCGGTGCGCGAGACGCGGGTGGCCCGCTTCCGGTCCCTGACGGTGCAGGCGCCGCAGCGCCCGCCGGCCGCGTGGTTCGCCAGCCCGGCCCTGTCCGTCCCGACCGGGATCACCGTCACCCCGGAGGGCCGCGTCTACGGACACGCAGCCCTGTGGGGCACCTGTCACATCGGGCAGGAGGGTGTGTGCGTGACGCCTCCGCACGAGGAGTCGCACCCGTACTTCATGACCGGCAACGTGTGGTGCGACGACGGCGGGACCACCTCCGTCGGACAGATCACCGTCGGCACCGGGCACGCGCCGCTGTCGTACGGCCACCGGGCCGCCGCTGACCACTACGACAACACCGGGGCCGCCGTGGCGGACGTCGCGGTGGGCAACGACGCGCACGGCATCTGGGTCGCCGGGTCCGTGCGGCCCGGCACCCCGGAGTCGCGCATCCACGAGCTGCGCGCGGCCGGGCAGGTGTCGGGCGACTGGCGTCGCATCGGCGGTCACCTGCGCCTCGTCGGCCTGCTCGCCGTGAACGTCCCCGGCTTCCCGGTGCCCAAGCTGAAGACGGCCCTGGCCGCCGGACAGCAGCTCGCCCTCGTCGCGGCGGGTATCCCGCAGCTCAGCGAGGGACTGACCGAGGACGAGTTGGACCAGTGGGCCTACCGGCGCGTCCTGACCGCGCTGTCCCGCCGGGTCCACACCACCGAGGGGAGGTGATCGTTATGTGTGGCTGCAACCGTCCCGCACCGCCCCCGCCGCCCGAGCCGGAACCCATCGGCGGCTGACCAGCAGCGACGGCCGGATCGTCTGAGCCTGTGTGGCTTTTGGCGATTCGGCCGTTTGTATGTACCGTGCGCGCCGATTCGATCAGACCACTTTCCCGGGAGGTCCGCAGTGTCGGAGCCCGAGCTGTTCAGCGCACCCGACGACCTCTCGCTGGTGGGGGAGTCGGAGCTGCGTGAGCTGGAGTCCACGGCGGTCGCGGAGTTCGACCGCGTTGCCGGACTCGCCAGTCTCACCCCCGAGCACATCAGCTACAGCCAGCGCCTCACCCGCGACCTGGACCGCCTCCGCGCCGAGCTGCGCGTGCGCGCGGTCCGCGCGGAAGAGGAAGCGGCCTCAGCTCAGCAGGAGCGGACCCGCCAGATGGCGCTCCTGCGTCAGTCCGTCCACGGTGGCGAGGGCGGCGAGGGCGGTGACGGGGGCGAGGGCGCCGCACCCGTCACCGCCGGCGGCCGGTTCAACCTGGACGCCGTGGCGGAGGCCGTGGCCAAGGGCGTGACCTCGGTCCTCTACGACGGAAACCCGGACCTGGCGACGCGCCGGGTCGCCTCCCTCTCCCAGGTGCGCGAGCGGGCCCCGCAGCCCAAGGCACCCGGCACGCAGACCATGGCCGTGACGGCCTCCGTGGACATCCCGGGCGTCGCGGCGGGACAGTCCATGCCGACGCTGGAGGCCCTGGGCGAAGCCTTCCGTGCCAAGGCGAAGGCGGTCCCGACGACGCAGTACGGCGACCAGGGCGCCCCGCGTCACCTCGTCGCGTCGGTGCGCAACCAGTTCGACCACACGGTGGACGACCGGACCAGCGCGAGCACCATCGAGGAGCTGTGGCACTCGATGACGCAGCAGCGCGGGCAGGCGGACGCCCTGCTCGCGGGCGGCGGCTGGTGCGCGCCGTCCGAGGTCACGTACGACTTCTTCAACATCGCCGACACGCCGGTGGGCCTCGTCGACCTGCCGACCGTCGGTGTCTCCCGGGGCGGCATCCGCTTCCCGGTCAGCCCCAGCATCGGTGACGTGTTCTTCCAGAACGCGGGCTCCAACCCGGCGAGTGGCTTCGGCGGCTTCGGCGTCACGTTCTCCAACGCGTCCGACCCGTGGCTGTGGACCGAGGCGGACGACATCGCCACCGTCACCGGCTCCGTCAACAAGCCCACCCTGCGCGTGCCGTGCCCGACGTTCGACGAGGCGCGGCTGGAGGCGTACGGCATCAGCCTGACCGCCGGTAACCTCACCGACGACGCGTACCCGGAGGCGACGCAAAATTTCATCCGCCTGCTGCGCGCCGCGTACGCGCACGTCATCAACGCGCGGCTGATCTCCCTCATGGTCGCCCGGTCCACGGCCGCCATCACCCTCGGCGGCAACGTCCCGGCGACGCAGACGCTGCTCAACTCGGTGGAGCTGGCGGCCATCGACTACCGCGCGAAGTTCGCCATGCGTGAGGACGCGGTGCTGGAGATCGTCCTGCCGCGCTGGGCGCTCGCCGTCATCCGGGCCGACCTCGCCTGGAGGACCTCGGTCGAACGCGAGTCGGTCAGCGACGCGCAGATCACCGCGTGGTTCACCGACCGCAACGTGCGCCCGCAGTTCGTGAGCGACTGGCAGGTGCGCGGCACCGGGCAGTTCGGCCGGACCTCCGCCAACATGACGGCCTGGCCCACGTCGGTGGACTTCATGCTGTACGCGGCCGGCACGTTCCTGCACGGCAACGGCCTCCAGCTCGACCTCGGCGTGGTGCGCGACAGCGCGCTGAACGCCGAGAACGACCACACGGCCCTGTGGGCCGAAGAGGCGCACCTGGTCGCCAAGGTCGGTCACGAGTCGCGGCTGTACCGCGCCAGCTTCCAGGTCAACGGTGCCGGCACCGCCGGGCTCACCGCAGCGGCGCAGATCTGATCCGTCATCGGTGACCGAGCAGGACGTGAAGGGGGCGTGACGTGGCAGGAATCCGGGGCATAGTCGACGGGCCCGGCTTCGTCGCGCTCCCCAACACACTGTGGGACGCGGCGCAGCACCCGGGCCCGTCGGGGCCGCACTGGCAGCAGGGCGTGACCTGGACGGACTGGTGCGGTGGGGCGGACACGACGTACGCCGACGAGTGCGACGCGCTCACCGGCACCGGCGGCGCGGTCCCGGCCGCTGCGCCGCTGGAGCCCACGGCCGACGGCGGTGTGGACCGTGGGGCCACGGCGTTCACGGTGTACGCCGCGTTCGACTGCTCGCTCATCGGCCTGCCCGACGTGGACCAGGCGGCCGAGGCGCTGGCGCGCTCCGAGGCGTTCCAGGTCTCCCGGGCGTTCTGGTCGGGGCGGGCCGGCGGACAGGCGGCCGTGTGGCCGCACCTCGCCGCCTCCGCCACGCTGGACGACCCGCAGGGCATCCGCCTCCAGACGGCGGCCGACACCGTCTCGGCCACGGCCGCCGACGCGGCCACCGTCATCGGCCGGCTGGACCAGGCGCTCGCCGAACAGTACGGCGGCGCGGGTGTGGTGCACGTGCCCGTGTCCGCGATGGCGACGCTGAAGGCCCGCCGCCTGGTGTGCGAGGACGAGGCGGACGGCCTGCCGCGCACGCCGGGCGGGCACCTGATCGTGGCGGCGGCAGGCTACTCGGGGACGGGGCCGGACGGGGCCGCCGCTCCGTCCGGGGCGGCGTGGCTGTACGCCACCGGCGCCCTGTTCGGCTACCGCTCCGACGTCGCGGTGCGGGACTTCCCCGGCACGTTCGACCGGGCGACCAACACGGTGCGCAAGCAGGCTTCGCGCACCTACCTGTTCGGGTGGGAGTGCGCGCACCTCGCCGCCCTCATGACTCTCGGCGTTCCCGCGTAAGGGGTGAACAGCAATGCCATCAACCGTCGCCAGCGCGGCAACCGCCATCAAGGGCACGCACGCGAGGATCGTCCGCGTGGACGCCTGCGGCAACCCGGTCACCGGCACCGGCTCTCTGGTCGTCGTGACCAAGGGCTTCGTTCAGGTGCAGATGGAGCCGCAGTACGAGGACGGCGAGGAGTTCTTCGAGCGGACTGCGGACGGCTCGCCGTGCGTCAACCAGAAGGACGACCCGGTCCTGAAGCGAATGCAGCTCACCATCGACTTCTGCGAGATCAACACCACCGGCGTGGCGTACCTCGCGAGCGCGCGTGAGCTGACCGTCAACGGCGCCGGGGTCACCGGGACCGGCTTCGCCTTCGCGGAGGGCACCCCGTCCAACCGGTACTCGCTGGAGGTCTGGCAGCGCGTCGCCGGCTCCGGGGCGTGCGACCCTTCCGGGGCGCAGCGCTACATCTACAACGCGTGGCCCAACGTCGGTGCCAGCCGCATCGGCACGTACACCGTGGAGAACGGGCGCTCCACACTCCAGGTGCAGTCCGAGACGCAGGCCGCCTCCGTCACACCGGTGGTCGGCTGGAACCGGGGCCCGGGGTCCACCTCGTGGCTGCCCGCCGGGGACAGTGCGCAGGCCGGTGAGCACTGGCTGTGGAACCTGACGACCACGGCCCCGCCCACCCCGCAGGTCAACCCGCTCCAGCTCACATGATCCTGGACCCCGAGCGGCGGTGGTCGTGCCCCAACTGCACGGCCACCGCCGTCACGCGTGGACCGGGCGACCGCTTCCACGCGTGCCCCGGCCTCGCGGGGCTGCTCGCGCCGATGGTGCTGGACGGCGTGCGGTGCGCGGTGCGGGCCGTGGCCCGGGAGGACTACGTGGGCGGCGAGGACGTACGCCGTGACGGCGACGGCCGCCCGGTCATGGCCGTGACGGTGACGAGGGACGACGGTGAGGACCGCGTGGTGTACGCCCCGGCCGCGCACGTGCGAAGGAGCTGAACCGATGGCGTGGACGGAAAGCCGTGTCTTCCGCGAGTGGGTGCGCGGCCCGATGATGCAGGCGTCCGGGACCGGCTACACCGGGCTGGACTCCGACATCGTCAAGGCCGCGCTGTTCGACAACACGGTGACGCCGGACCTGGACGCGGTCGTCGGCTCCACCGCCTACGGCGCCGGCACGTGGACGGCGGCGCGCGAGGTCAGCGGCGGCACCAACTGGCCCGCCGGCGGGCGGCCCCTCGCGTCCAAGACTTTCACCGCGCCGTCCTCCGGGACAGTCACGTTCGACGCGGCGGACCTCGCCGGCGCCGGCTCCCTCACCCTGACCGACGCGTACGGCTGCCTCGTCTACGACGACTCCATCACCGCCGGAACCGTCGCCGACCAGGGTGTGGCCTACCTGTACTTCGGCGGCGCGCAGTCGGTGGTGTCCGGGACCTTCACCGTGGTCTGGCACGACGCCGGTCTGATCACCTTCACCGCGTAGGAGGGGCAGTGGCGGACGCTCTGCTGTGCGAGGACTGGCCGGTGTACTGGACGTGCGACGTGTCCGCGCGGTCCCCGGAGGCCACGGGGTACGCGGTGCGCGCGGCCTCGCGCATCCTGTGGGCCCTGTCCGGGCGCCGGTTCGGGCAGTGCGCGGTGACGCTGCGCCCCTGTGCGGACGACTGCGGCGACTGGTCCGGGGTCCCGCTGTGGGACGGCCCGTCGCTGCTGGTGTCGCGTACGCCGTGGGACGTCTACCGGCTGCCGTACTGCTCGGGCGGCTGCCGTCGCGGCTGCTCCTGCACGGACCTGTCCACCGTCCGGCTGCCCGCGCTGACGAGCCGGGTGGACGAGGTGCGGGTGGACGGGGCGGTGCTGGCGGCCGGGGCGTACCGGCTCGCCGGGCGGGACCTGATCCGCGTCGACGGCGCCGCGTGGCCGCGCTGCAACGACTTCTCCGCCGGTGACGACGAGCCGGGCACGTGGTCGGTGACGGCGGTCGTCGGTGAAGAGGTGCCCGACTCCGGGCGTCTCGCCATGGGCGAACTCGCCTGCGAGATCGTCAAGGCCATGTCCGGGCTGGACTGCCGTCTGCCGCCGGGCGTGACGCAGCTCGTCCGCCAGGGCGTCACCATCCAGTACCCGGACATCGGGCAACTGCTCAAGGACGGCCGTACCGGCCTGTACCTGGTGGACATGTTCCTCGCCTCCGAGAACCCGTCGGGCCTGCGCTCCCGGGCGCGCATCGGGGACGTGGACGCGATCCTGCGGAGGGGGTTGTCGTGATCGCAGGGGCCGCGCGCTGGTACACCGTCGGCACGCACCTGGTGACCGCTGTGCGGGACGGCCTGTCGTCCAAGCCGTCCCGCGTCGGCCTGGTCCCCGGGGAGGTCGCCTGGGACTCGTGCGACTGCGGCGGGATGCTCGCCGTGTCCCTGTCCCGGCTGTACCTGTCCGAGGGGTTCCCCGAGGAGTCGGAGGCGGTCAACGGCGCCTGCCAGCCGCCGTACGAGGTGGGCCAGTTCACCGTGGCGGTGGTGCGCTGCGCGCCCAACCCGGACGGCGTGGAGGCTGCCCCGCCGGCCGACGAACTGGACACGGCGGCGGGCCTGCTGCTCCAGGACGCCACCGAGATGCTGGACGCGGTGTCCGCGCTGCTGTGCCGTCTCAAGGAGGACGACGAGGTGCTGGACTACCTCGTCACGCCGGTGGAGCCGGCCGGCCCGGAGGGCGGGTGTGTGGGCGTGACCCTGACCGTCCGCGTCTGTCTGGTGCGGGGCTGACGTGCCCGCCGCGCGCATCGAGATCCGCGCCGACGGGGTCAACGGCCTGCTGCTGTCCCCGGACTCGCCGGTGATGAAGGAACTGGTCCGCAAGGCCCGCCGGGTGCAGCGCAACGCCCGGCGCATGGCCCCGGGGAAGATGGGCCGCAAGGTACGCGCGGTCGTCGTCGGCCGGCACGTGCGCGTGGAGTCCAACCACCCCGCCACGATGTACGTCCACAACGGGACGAGGCCGCACCGCATCTACCCGCGCACCCGGCAGGTGCTGAAGTTCTCCGTGAAGGGCCGCACGGTGTTCGCCCGGGTCGTCAACCACCCGGGGACGAAGCCGAACCCGTTCATGACCAAGGCCCTGCGCATGGGCTGACGGGGCCACCGGAACGATCATGCTACGCGGTGGGCTTACCGTGCGCGCATGACCGAGATGCGCGACTTCAGCAAGAAGCGGAAGGACATCACCTTCCGCGTGGACGAGGACGTGTTCCAGGCGGCGCGCGGTGTCCCTGCCGAGGTGCTGCTGGACTTCGCCAGGGAGTTCGCCGGCATGGACGTGTCGGCGACCGTCGACCAGCAGCTCAAGGCGTTCCGCAGCCTGCTGGACGTCGTGCTGCTCCCGGAGTCGCTGGAGCGCTTCAACGCGCGCATGCGGGACCGGGAGAACCCCATCGAGATCGACCAGGTGGAGGACATCGTCACCTGGCTCATGGAGGAGTACGGGCTCCGCCCTACCGAAGCGCCCTCATCCTCGCCGGATGGGCGCTCCGTCCCGGTACCTGGCATGTCCTTGACGGACAGTACACCGGGCGAGGTGTTGATCTCCGCAGCCTCCCCATCGACCGGTTCCTGAACGTCGTCTACTACGAGATGAGCCAGCGGGCGGAGCCGGGCGAGAACGAGCCCGAGGACGCAGCGCAGCAGCGGCTGGACTCCGACCTGGAGGTCCGTCTGTGGCGGGTGCCCGGACAGGACGCGCCCGCCCCGGTGGAGGTCGAAGAGGGAGCGCCGTACTGGTGGCACGGCGACGAGGACGCAAGCCAGGCGTTCCTCGCGGCTCAAGGGGTGATGTTGTAGATGGCTGGCGTTCTCATCGGGACCGGCTTCGTCCGGATCGACGCCGACACGTCGCCGGCGATGAAGGCAGTCAAGGGCCTCGGGTCCATCGGTGCCTCGGCCCTGTCCACGGCGATCCTCCCCGTGACGGCGGCCGTGACGGCGGGTGTCGGCGCGATGACCGCGTCCCTGATGTCCGCCGGCGCGGCGGCGGGCGGCTTCGCGGCGGCCGTCGTCCCGCAGTTCCAGAAGATCACCGAGGCCGGGGAGAAGCTGGACGCGGCCGAGGAGGCGCAGGAGAAGGCGACCATCGCCAAGGCCAACGCGCAAAAGCTGGCCAAGGACATGGGCGTCAAGTACGGCCAGCAAATCAAGATCACGGCCGACATGTCTGCGGAGGCCAAGGCCAAGGCGCAGGAGTACAACCGGGCGCTGGGCGAGGTCACCACCACGACCAACACCGCCCGCCGGTCACAGGCCATCTACGACGAGAAGATGAAGGCCATGACCCCGGCCACCCGGGAGACGGCCAAGGCGTTCGAGGGCCTGAAGGACGACATCGACAAGTGGTCGGACAGCCTGTCCGGCACCACCATGCCGATCTTCACCGCAGGCATCAACAAGCTGCGGGAGATGCTGCCCAAGCTGACCCCGTTCGTGCGCATCGCCTCGCGCGAGATCAAGGAGTTCACCGCCTCGCTCGGCGAGGGCCAGGCCGGCCGTGTCTTCCGGGAGTTCGGCGCGAACCTCCAGGGCAACGCGGGCAGCGCGCTCGGCAACTTCCTGGAGTCGGTCAAGAACATCACCGTCGGCGTGGTCGGCATGGTCAACGCGTTCATGCCCGCGCAGTCCGAGGTGTCGGGCGGGCTGGTGGAGCTGACGCAGCGGTTCGCCGACTTCGGCGCGGGCCTCGGGAAGTCCGAGAGTTTCGCCCTGTTCATGGAGCGGGCGCGGGCGGCCGTCCCGGCCCTGTCCGAGTTCGGCTCGGCACTGGCGGACATCGCCTCGGCCGCCGGGCCGATGGGCGGGTTCGGCCTGCTCATGCTCCAGGTGTTCGCGCAGATCGTCGCCGCCATTCCCACGCCGGTGCTGAAGCTGCTCGTCCCGGCGATCCTCGCCGTCAACGCGGCGCTGAAGCTGTACCGCATCTACCAGGCGGCTGCGACGGCCGCCACGTGGCTGTTCCGCACGTCGGTCACCGCCGCCTCGGGAGCCGTCTACGCCAGCCGCCTGGTAGATGCGGTAC